GCATGGATTAAGGCATACCATGGAGCAAACGATAGAGCAACACGTTTACACAGACATGGATTGCAGATGGCAAATACTATCGAGGTACAAAACGAAACAATTCAAAGACAAGCTTTGCAGATCATGAGATTGGAACGAGAACAATTCATTACGAATATTGAAAGGGATATGATGAGAACGGCAATCAACAATGTGATTGAGGACAATCTACCATATACACCAATTACTACAAAAGAAACAATTCGAGAATACCTAGCATGTGAACTACAAATGGTTGACGATCAATCAACTATAAGTGATGACGACAGAACACCAGAAGAACTACAAGAAGTTATCGACTTAACAGCAGACGACGAAGGATACGAGTCGGATAACGAAGGATTAGGTTTAAACAACTTAGATATACAATGGCCTAGAGGAAACATTTAGACTAAACTACATATATTAGATTTACAAATCATCCATAAAGACTTCAACTTCATTCATGTTATTCATTCGGTTACGCATAACACGTTCTAAACGATATCCAGCACGACGCATATTAAGGTTCTGGATATTACGGGCACCAGAACGCCATGCAGTATTATAAGAAGGAGCAACACGGGCTTCGGCGACAGCGCCTCTGCCATTTTCAGCACGACCTAGTGGATCAATAGACGATTAGGTTCAGCATTAACACCGGGAAGACCAGCAGCGCCCATCACTGCGTTCATCGCGGCATTGACAATACCATTACCAACGCTGCGGGCTAACTGCCGAATAGTAGGAGAATTACCTGCAGCATCAGCAACGGTAGACATAAACTGAGACATATGAGACTCTTGTTGGGCTTCAGTATGAGCGAAATCACTAGAAGCTTGAGCTTGAGACACAGCATTTAAGGTACCGCTATCATAAGCGGCAGCTGTGGAACCAACTAAAGTACCGGCTTTATCAGGAATACCTTCGGTATGAAGAATAATCTCGGCTTGTAAAGGAGTAATGCTAGCGGCAAGAGTGTTATCGGTGGATACACCTTCAACAGCGACAAGAAGCACACCCCATGATAAGGGAATGTGAAACTGATTAGCCATAGAAGTATTAGAATTCGAAGCGACGGAAGGATCAGCAAAAGGACTCTGATAACGGAAGGCTGTCTCGTCAGTCCACTTATTAACGAGTGTCAGTGGACTCTGAGTCAAAGACGCTAAAGTAACACGTTTATAAAACGTGTAACCAGACATATCACCAAAATTTGTAGCCAAATTTACATAAGGATTAGAAGAAGGAGTTGAGGAACCAAACACAGTTTCGGTTGCTAACGCAATATGCACAAAACCAGTAGTACTGGTTGGAGCAAAAGGACACGACAAGCGAATAGCATGAGCTGTAGGACGAAATGCTTCAAAAGCAGCTTGGTACTTTGAAGCTTGGGTTGCACTGGACAAAGTAGTACCAGCGCCCCAACCCCAGGTGCTAGCAGAAAGACCAATTGCAGTAATATTGCAATTTACCATGTGTGGATAAAAGGCCCAAGCATGGGCATTACTTGGTTTATCAGTTGCTGCGGTGGTACTGGTTAAACTGAAGTTATACTGCAACGGTGTCGCAATAGAAGGGATAGTAGAACTATCAGGAATCTTTCCACCGAATGCCTTCGGTTCAAAAGGATCAGCTTGAGCCAAAATAAACTTTTGTCCAGGGTCAAGTTGATTAGAATTGCAACAATTCATACCGCTAGACTGCACTCGACGTGAACGTCTCTGATATGCAGTACGTCGAACAGGACGACGACGGTAAATACCTACACGGTACGATGGACGGGAGTAACGCGAATATCGACGTGGTCTGTAGCCACCAAAGATTCGAGGACGGCGAGCGTTAGATCGACGACGAGAAAAGCGAGAATAAGCCATAATACTAAAATAATTAATACTAGCCTACACTACCAAAGAAAAGACTTGAGCTTGACTTGGTAAGTTGGAGACTGAAGTCTCCTATAAGCCTTCGCTCTAACAGCAAGTTACTAACTTGGCACATACCATGTTGGCACGGGTTAGTAACTGCTGTGCCAAATTCACTTAAAATGGAGCGTTCTGATTGGCTAATAATCAGAATACTGAATTCTGATTGGCTAAAAAACTGTTGGCACAGTGGCAAGGAGCAGGGGGTAATACTAAGGAGAAGTCCGACCTTCACTCACGTTCCGGTGGCTTCGCCCACCCCCTGCTCCTCAATCGCCTCTTCGCTACGCTCGAGGACTCTCACTTCTCAATTTGCAAGCAAATACGAAGATGGCATACCAGCGAACACGATCTTGGACATTCACGGTTCACTTCGATGCATCAGATGACTACATATCACAACAAAACTCATACATCCAAAAACTATCAGGAAGAAAAGACTACGACTATATTATCATGGGTAAAGAAATTGGATCACACAACTCACCACATATCCAAGGATACGTATATTGGAAAATGCCAAAAAGATTCGAAACAACTAAAAAAATTCTCAAAGGACCTAAAGACGTTCACTTGGAACAAACGCGTGGATCACCTGAAGAAAACAAAAAATACTGTTCAAAAGAAGAAAACTTCGTTGAATTCGGAAAGTTACCGAAAACGATTAAAGAAGCAAGACAATTGGGAGGAAAGAACAAAGCAAAATCGGACAGAGAACTACTCGAAAAGGCAGAACTCGGTGATTTTGAATGGATCAAAACCAATTATCCGGGAAGATGGATCAAAGATTCTGCGAAATTACAAAGTTTATTTGTCAGAAAAGTTGAAATTCTCCAAGGAGATCAACTACCACATGAATGGTGGGTCGGACCTACAGGATGTGGAAAATCAAAAACAGTTTGGGAGCTGTACCCAAACCACTACAGCAAACAACTCAACAAATGGTGGGATGGTTACTTCAATGAAGACGTGGTTGTCATCGAAGAATGGTGTCCTAAGAACGACGTGACGGGATCACGTCTAAAAATATGGGCGGATAGATATCCGTTCAATGCAGAGATTAAAGGAGGAAACTTAAAAAACATCAGGCCTAAGAAGATTATCGTTTTATCAAACTACACGATGGAACAATGCTTCCTAAACGGTGAAGATCTAGGACCGATGAAAAGAAAATTCAAACAAATAACTTGGGGTGAGTCAAAACTACAACAAGAAGCTACTAAAAGCAAAATCAAACAATATGCGGAAGACTTCTACAATGTGTTAACTACAGAAGAAGAAGAGAGTGTCAATGCCTTGGAATCAGAATCCCAAACCATATCCAGCCATGATTCTGAAGAACCGGTCTGGATGAACTGGGACTGGGGTCAAATAGATGTTGATATGCCTACTTTACTAGAAGAACTATAATGTTTCCTACACGGCACGACACGCGCCGACTAAACTTTAAAAATAAAAAAATAAAAAAAGAATTTACGTTGCACTTTGGCTATTTAATTACAAAAAGTTAGGTCAACTAACTTGAGGCAGCTAAGCCGCGCCCGCTTCGCTATAGCGCTCCCTACTCGCTACCTCCGCTTCGCTGCGGTGCTCAACAATAGATAGATCAGGATTAGGGGATTACGTAGACGGGCCTACGCGCCGCGCCCTCTACCTCCGCTGCGCTGCGGTGAGTCTCCGCTCTCTAAGACCCTATTTAATTAGGGTTGGGGTGTGTCTAAGTTGTTTTTGTTATTTACTACATATATCCTACTAACTACGATTCTACTTATACTGAACTATACTACACGGTACGGCACGCACCGACTAAACTTTAAAATAAAAAAAAAAAAAAGAATTTACGTTGCACTATGGCTATTTAATTAATTACTTAGTTATTCTAACTATACTATATTATAATCAGGATGAATAGCAGGGGCGTATTCTGAATCTGATTTATTAACATTTAACTTACCGCCAGTAGCGGAAGTAAGCCAAGGTCTAAGACTACTCTGTTTAAAGTGTACTACCTTAAAACGACGACGTAATGGTTCGTGGTCTTGTTCTGCTGGAAAGCATTCATCGATTGTATAATTGGACAATACAATCAACTTGCGAGGTCGTATCCCGTTAAGTCTACCTCCCTTGATCTGACCCGGGAACGGGTAACGATCGGCCCATGTCTTCATAAACGAAGCCAAGTGTTCCATGGTCTTAGGGGATGCTTCCTCAATGGCAGCGATTTCTTGACCATTGTATCCATCCCACCACTTGTTCTGCTCTTTCTGATAATGACCAGGAAATTCATGATGTAATTTCCTTGATTTACCGGTTCCAGTAGGACCTACCCACCATTCATGTGGGGTGTCCTTATCCGTATAATCAGGAATGATAGCGACTGGGGATCGATGAGAACGAAATGTCGATAAATGTCGATAATATTCGTTCGGATGATTCTCCAGCAACCATTCTTCATCACCAGCTTTAGCTCTGGTGATAATCTCTTGCGCTTTACGCTTGCCGAGTATACCTTTGGCTTGTTGATTCACTGGTCGAGTACCACGTTCATATATATCATGAAGGGAACCTTCTTTGTTGGCATGCTTACCTTCACTCTTCGAATACTCAATGATTTCATCGAACGTACCACGCTTGATGTAAACATGAGCACCCTTCAATCGCTTGATACATGAGCTCTTAGTTATAGCGTTTTCAAAACGAATATAACCTTGGAGATGTGGACATCCCGTTGTAGGAGCAACTTCCTTTCCATATACGACATAAGTACAGTCGATTCCTGTAAGATAATCGATATGTTCCTGTGTGTAATTGTTCCATGTAAAGCCAAAATCGCGTGATCGCGTATTTAGCGGCGCGTCGCAAGAAGTGAGCATCTTGTGTCTTGACTTGGTGTTTGATACTTGGCGGCTTGTGTCTTCTGTGGCAAATTGCCGAATGAAGACTTACAGACGCAGTTTGTGTGGTGTGCTATTGTAGGTACGTTTCCTCCATCCTCACTAAGTTCGTCGATGTACCATCCTTACGGTACACAGTCCTACACGCGCACACTAGGCTCTAGGGTAATAATAGGGACGCCATGAAGTGTGCAGTCCCTTACCTAGAGCCTTAACCCGAAAGGGTTAGCAAACCCTACGGGTTTGAAGCAGAGCTTAAACGATTTATATTCCATCCTCACAGAGTTCGTCGATGTACCATCCTTACATAACATCGATCTAAATCTCATATAATGTCTATCCATACTTAACAGGTGGTTCCCTCAGCGATGCACGGCTACCTACGTGACATTAATACTACGGTGGCCTCCTGACGGGGTCTACTATTAAGGCATTA